TTCACGTGGCAGTGGCTCGTGTGCGGGTTCGAGCCGGTGTAGGCGTGGGTGGCGAAGCCGTGGCGGCGGTGCCAGATCCGGCGCTGGTAGATGATGTACCGCACCCACCATAGGGCGCCGGAGCGGGCGAGGGTCACCCACAGTTGCACGACCTGTTCCATCGTGACCCCGTCCGGGTCGCGTAGGTCGGCGTCGAAGTCCCGGGCCCGTACCTCGTCGAGGTTGTCGCCGTCGCGGTACTCCGGCCGGCCGGTCCGGTCTGGGTTGTGGCTCGACGGGTAGCTCTGGTGGGCGGTGTCCCCGATCGAGCCGTCCGATCTGGTGTCCCGCTTGGGAAACCGCTCGTTGAGCTGGTCGCGGGCCTCATTCAGGTTCGGTACCACTGTCCATGCCATCGGTGCTCACCTCCATGATTGGCCAGTCGGTCTGGGCGGGATCGACCCACGGATCGGGCATTTGTAGCCCGATGTGCTGCTCCGGATTCTCGTCCGGTGCCGGGTGTGGGTTGGGCATGGGAACTCCTTGGGGTATGGGGGCGATCGTTTGTTACCGCCGTGCGTCCCATGAGGCGGCCTGAAGTTTCATATACTCTCCATTCGATATCCCGGTCTGCGAATGGACCGTTACAGTTATATTGCCGGTGTTTGCATATACGAATACCGTGATATCTGCGGAGGTTCCCTGCATCGCTGCGTATAGTGCGAGATCTTCAGTAGGACGAAACCGTTCGGGGATATTCCCGATTGTTGAGATGCTGTTTACAGCGGGGCCGGCGAAGCGGGGGCTCAACTGTAGGTAGACCGACCCGTTCCGCCGTAGAATTCGGTTTGGCGACGCTACCCAGTCGAAATAGAGCGCGACCTGTGACACTTCGTCGGGCGGCGTGATCGAATGCCACATTACCCCGTCGCTCACCATGAGTTGCTCTGTGTCTGTCTCCCAGATCCGCCGGCCGGGGGTGTGGGGTGGACGGACGGTGCTGGTGCACACGATCCCGCCGTCCGCGCCCAGCCACCACCCCCGGCGCTGGTGCAGCGTCAGCACCCCGTCCGCGATCCGCAGCTCGGCGAGGGCAAACTCCCACACGTCGGCCGGCCCGGTGCCGCCGGCCGGGTCGGGCGCCGGGTTGCCCGGCGTACCGGTGACCAGGGCCACGGCCAGCACATGCCCGCCCGTGCGGTCGAGCCGCACCACCAGCAGGTCGTACCGCTCCGGCCCATCCAGTGACGGACTGAGCGCGATCGCGCTCGATCCGGACGACCAGGGGTAGCCGCGGAACACGCCGGACAGGCCGGCGCGCACGATGGCCTGCCCACCCGACACGCTCACCGGCGGCGGGTCGGCGGGTGTGCCGATCAGCCCATCCGCCGCGGTGGCAGACGCCAGCCGTTCGTACTCGTACTCGGTGAGCTCGCCGTCGCTGAGCGGGGACTCTTCGGCCATCAGACAGCCTCCAGTTGGGAGATGCGGCGGGCGAGCCGACGCATCTCAATCAGCCAGTCCAGGTCGGATCCGGCGGGACGGTTGCCCACGGAGCAGGTGACCCGCTCACCGGCGCGGGCATCGGCGGTGAGTCGGGCGGCGGTAACCACGTCGGGCACCACCACCCCCGGCGCCAGCTCGACGCCGACCCGATCACCGAGCCCGAAATGTGTACCGAATGCCTGCCGGGGGGTGTCGACCGTTTCGGTTTGCAGCCCGACCGTCTCGGCGCCATCGGACAGTGCGTCGTCGCCGGCCTGGTCGAGCTCGGCGACCTGGTCGGCCTGGCGCCGATCAACGAACCGCTCGGCTCGCCGCCATCGGGCGGCAGCGGCGGTGTCGAGACGCTCCCGGATCAATCGGGCGGCACCCTCACCGGGCCCGCCGACAATCGCCGCGGTGCAGCTCGGCGATGTGGGCGAGTACCGGAAGCTGCGAAGGTTGCCCAGTCCGCGGGAGAACCGGACCTCATTAGTGCGGTCGGCTGGTGCGAACACCTCAAACCGCAGCACGTCAGCGGCCTGTGTGATGCGCCAGCCGAGCCCACCGGCGGCCAGTGACACCGTGCGCAGCGCGTCGCCAATGGCCTCGAACCGGGTCGAATACGTGATGGTGTCACCGACTCCGGCGAGCTGCCCGAGGATGAGCCCGGACACTCGCCGTTCGGCGAGCGCGGCCGGGCCGGCGTTGGTATCGACCAGGGCGCGCATGACCTGTTCACCGGTGCCGGTCATGGTCCACCGGTCGGCGGTCTGCCCATCCGCGGGCTGCGCCGGATCCGGGTAGGTAATCCGCTCCAACACGGCCGCCTCATCGGTGGTGAACGTGACGGTGAGCGTGCCGGGTCCGGGGCCGGCGCCGTCGGGGCTGGCCGACCACTCCCATTCGCCCGGCTCGCCCTCCAACGGGCCGGCGGCGAAGATCCGCGCCGGCTGGCCGGGAGACTGTCGGACGATCACGATCCGGTGCCCGGCGGCGAGCTGCGCGAGCACCGCCGGCCGGGCCGGTACGCGGAACGTTCCGGCACCGGCGGTCATGTGCCGCACAGTCACGTCGAGGCGGCTCCATCCGGGTATGGGACCGCCGACCGGGGCCAGGTGCCGATCAGTGACCAGGATCCGCACGGCCATCAGGCGCTCCGGTAGCGGGGTTTGAACCGCAGGACGACCGCCGTCCCGCTGCCGCCACCGACGACGACGAACGAGAGCGCGTTGGTGCCTGGCATGAGGGGCCACAACTCGGCACCCGGCCAGTCCAGATGGGATGTCCAGTCCTCACCGGCCGGGCCCGTGACGGCGAGGTTGAGCGGGTCCGTGGTGATGGTGGCGAACTCCCCCGGGGCGAGCGGCACCGGGAATGCGAGCACGAAGCGGGCACCGCCGAGCCGGGCGGATGTGGCGGTGAGCGTGTCCGCTGGGCCGTGCACGGTCCACACCGGGTATGCGGGCACAGTCCCCGGATTGGTTGCTGTCGTATCGCCAAGGGTGCGCCCAGACGACAGCGCCGGGTATCGACGGCCCCCGACCACACCGAGGAACCGGTGACCGGTCGCGGTTTCCCGGCGAATCTCGATGGCGTCCACGGCCGACCACCACGGATCCGGGCACCACAACGTGATGATCGTGGTGGCTGACACGTACCCCGTGCCGTACGTGGTGTCATCAACGTCGCCCTCAAGGTGGGCGGCGATCTCTCGCCGCCGCCCGTCGGGGCGGGCCACGACCAGGCGGCCAGGGCCGAGCGTGTCGGTCTGCCCGAACGCCTCGGCGAGCAGGTCGAGTGCGGCCACGTATGCGGCGTGGTCGGCGCCGGCAATGTGGATCGGCAGCGTGATCCGGCGTGCGGCCGTGTACTGGTGCAGAAGCTGCTCGCCGCCAGCGGCGAGGGGCTCCGCGGTGATCTCTGTTGCGGGTGCGCCGAACCCGCTCACGCCCTGGAGAAGATGCCATCCCAAGCCGCAGCGGGTGAGGGGCACCTGCGTACCGTCCGGGGCATGCCATGTGACCGTGGAGCACCCAACGGAGGAGATCATCACCAGCTCCTGTCATACCGCTCGCGGAGCGCGACCTTGTGCAGCTCGTGAGTCAAGTCGTCGGCGTTGAACTCGGCACGCTGCGGATAGACGTTGGTCTCGTAATGGACGGTCCGCGAGGAGGTAACCGCCGGTAGACGGGGCGCCGGTGCGGGGCCGGGTAGCGCGGCGACGGCGAGCTCGGTGGTCATCCCGCCGAGCAGGCCGCGGACCTGCGGCCACTCCGTCTGCATCCCGGACATGAGCCCCTGCATGATCAGACGGCCGGCCGGGGCCAGCAGAGTGCGGTCCCGCGTAGCCGGACCTTTCCAATCGGGCAGCATCCCGGTGAGGTCGCCGAGCGTGCGGCGGACCTTGTCGAATCCGGACCGGATGCCGGACAGCAACCCGTCAATGATTTTGCGGCCGGCGTCGACCAGCCATGATCCCGCCGTCGAGAACGCGTCACGGATCTTCCCAGGCAGGCCAGTAACCCAGCCAACTGCGCTGCTGGAGAACCGCTTCACGGCCGCCCATCCCGCCTTCACCGGGTCACCGATTTTGCCCCACACCGCCCGCCACAGGTCCTGGAACCAGGTTGTCTTGGTGGCGATCAACACCACGGCAGCGACCAGGGCACCGATCGCGACAACCACCAGCCCAATAGGGTTGGCCGTTAACGCCGCGTTGAGTAGCCACTGAGCGCCTGCCCAGACTTTCGATCCGAACGCCGCAACTTTTTGTGCGGCAGCGGCGGCTAGGGTTCCAACCTTCGTTGCCTTCAGCCAGGTCACGCCCGCCTTTAACGAAGGCAGCAAGAAGTTGTATAGACCAGACGCCAAGTCGCCGATGGCGAAACCCATCAAAAGCAGCGCCTCAAAACCGATGCCGTCCTGGGCGACTTTCACGCCCTCCATACCGTCCTGAACACCCGTCAACGTATCGCGAAAGCCCATCGCGCGGGTGTCTACACTATCCGCTGCTTCCCCCACACGATCGAAACCGTCCGCCGACTCCCGAACATCGCGATCCATACTCCGAGCGGCGGACCCGACGCGATCGAACGCGCTTTCGAGCTGGGTCGAGTCCCCGGCGAAAGTCAAGGTGACATTGTTGCCGGCCATTAGTCGACCTCCACCCCAGCCCGCCGCGCTGTGTCCAGTAGCGCCCGCTCAGTAACGCGGCGAACCTCGTCACGATTGCTGCTGTACCCGGCCCATATGTAGCGACCCTCCTTTTTGAAGGGCCGCTTAACTGGACGCCCTTTGATTCGGCCTTCTCCACCAAAGTCAAGCCACGGCCAATACGGCACCCGCTTGCCGCCGGCGCGTACCCGTACCGCCTTGCCGGTTGAGGCGGTACGCAGTGACCGAGCTGCCCGCCCGGACCGGCGCGGCACCCGAGGACGCGCCCAGTCCACGACCACGGTGGCAGCGTCGTTCATGGCCACCCGCAGCGTTTTCGGTAGATCGGCGTCCAGGCGGCGCAGGTTGCGCGTGAACGCTGCGAGTCCGTCGATTTTGATCGGGTCGATCATTACCTGCTCCCTTCCGCTTTCAGCCGTTCCAGCTCTTCCCGCTGCGCTTTACGGGCGTAGTAGACGCCCCACTGCACAAACTCGTAGTTGCTCATTCCCGCGCGCAACTCCGCAACCGTACGGCCCAACTTTTGTGCGAGGAAGAACTCAAACTCAGTTTCCCGACTCGCCTCGAAAGGTCTGCATCGCCTCCTTTGGCGATGCCTCACTCAGCCCGGCCATCTCCGACACCTTCTCCATGACCGGTCCCATCTCCCCGGCTGGAGCTGCCTTTTGCCAGCGGCCCACCTCAGCCTCGGTCAACGGCGGGTCCACCATCGCCGCCGCGAGAAGCTTCCTTTCCAGGGTTAACGCGCGGGGACCGTCCATATGTTCGGTGTCGGTGGCCTGACGCAGCACCAGTACCTCCGCGCGGCTCAACGTCCGTACCCGCACAGTCCCCACGCCGGGAATCGATACGTCCGCCTCGTCAAGGCGCCGCGTCAACAGCCGTTCTTTATCCACGATTCCCCCTTACGCCTGGGTCGAGTGGGTGACGTCGCCCGAATGTTGAAGCTTGACGGTCCACATCACGTATTCAGCGACCGGATGCGTCTCTTTGTATTCGCCGACGATGACCTGGACGGTTCGCTCCGGCAGGCCCGGACCAGAGCCTTCGGGCCGGAACACCAGTTCAGCGGTGGTGCCGATCAGCGGTTCAATCACCGCCCGGGGGCCCGTCGAGGCGGTGTTGTCGTACCGACCGGACAGGTCACTGGACCCGTCACCCAATCCGCCGGCATACACCTCGTTGTCGCTGCCGTAGGTGGTCAACTTGCGGACATCGGTTGTCCGCGTCCAGTCCGAATCGTTTACGTACGTCGACAGGTCATTACCCGCTAGCGATACGTAGGTGTGTTTGCTGTGTACGCGCGCCATATCCCGTTCCTTTCACTGTCCGCCTGGGCCTGCAATCCGCAGTTCGACCAGCGCGACCATGTGTGTGTTACTGCCGATGGTGGTGGTGTCGAACTCCACGGCTGTGACGTGGATGGAGTCGAACGCGGTGTAGCTGCCTTCGTCTGCTTCGAGGCCGGCTTTGACTGAGGTGTCGCCGGTGCCGGCGAGCCAGGTGGATAGCTGGTCGCGGGTGGATTCGTCGTGGACGCGGCCGGCGACCAGGGCGACGGTGAGGGTCAGCTCGTCGCTGCCGCGGCCGTAGGTGGCGTCGTAGGTGTAGGTGTCGGGGTAGGAGACCACCGCGGCCGGCGCCGATACGGTGCCCGGCGGGTGCGGGTAGACCGACCATGCGCCGTCGATGGTGGCGAGTCGGGCGGCGATGTCGCGCATCACGTCGGTGAGGTTCACCGGTGGGCTCCTATGCGAATGCGGGCAGGACGAACGGGGAGAGCAGGGCGTGGACGTCGGGGTCGATGCGGGTCACCCGCAGTGCGCCCCAGTCGGCGGATCCGGCGATGCCCTCGGGGCTGGATCTGCGTTGGTGCAGCCGCGCGGCTTGCAGGAGCGCGGCTTGGGTGACTTCGTCGGGTACCGCTGGCCATCCCCACACGGCGGTGATCCGGGTGTGGGTGCCTGACCAGGTGCCCCGTAGGACGGTTATGGGCCAGCCCGGTTTGGGTTCATCGGCGTACCAGCTGGTGTAGCTGGACCACGTTGAGGGGGCTCTGCCGAGCTCGACTGTCAGCCCGGTGGTGGTGGCGATGTCGTCGACGAGCAGTTGCGACTGCCCGGGGTGGGCATCGCCGATGACGCGGTGCTGTAGCGGCACGACAGCAATCCGCGTCGTGCCGGCGTCGGTATGGAAGCGTCGGCCGCAGTGCCGGTCGATCCACCGCGAGGCGGTGTGGATTGCCTGGTTGAGTAGGCCATCGGCTGAGGTGGTGGTGACACCGAGGTGGGCCTTCAGCGTGGCGAGGTCGACGTAGTTCATCGTCGGGTGGAGCGCTTCCTGCTCGATTCGCCGCCGGCGGTGTTCTCCAGTTCGCCCACCTCGGCGACCGTGGCGCGTAGCCTTTTCGCGGCGATTCGGGCCTGGGCGGCGAGCACGTCCTGGCCGTCGTCGGCGTGGCCGGCGGCCTTAGCGTCGAGCTTGTCGGCCTCGACGCCGATCGCTGCGACCACGCGCGCAAGTTCTGCGCCGACGGCCGCGGCCCGCTCGGCGCGGCCCTCCCGGGCGTACCGGGACCGCTCGTCCCGGTACGCCTGCATTTCTGCGATGAGATCGTGAGACATGATCCGCCGATCAGTAGCCGGCGGTCGGGATCATGCCGGTGCCCGAGACGATCGAAATCGCCTTCGGGAGCCGGTTGCCCATGAATGCCGCGTACCGGTACACCTGGAAGCGGACCTGCAGCGTCCCCGACAGCACCTCGGTTAGGACACGGGTCTGGATCGCGCCCTCCCATAGGTACAGGTCGGAGGTGCGTAGCGTGATGATCCGCGTTTCGTCGGTGCCGGCGCCGAGGTTCTCCGGGATGTTGCCGTCAAGGATCACCGGTGTGCCGACGGTCAGCTTGCCGACCGGGCCCTCAGCGATTTCGCCGGTCTGCAAGGCCATGGGGTTGAACGGCGCTTCCTGCGACGGCTGGATCAGCGGCCGGCCCGTGGTATCGAGACCGGCAGTCGCCCAGTACCAGATCTTCGGCAATGCAAACGTGGCGGTGGCGGGCCGCTTCCGGTTGGTGAAGATCTGGGAGACCGACTGGACCCACGGCACGTACATCTGCGGCAGCGTCGGCGACGCGTCCGTGTAGGTGATCGCGTTCGGCGAGCTGACGTTCAGGATGCCGGTCGGCTGCCCGGACGACCCGGAGCCGTTGATCACGTACACGTCCTGTCGAACCGCGAGGTCGGCGAGCAGGTCGGCAAAGATGATCTCGTCGAAGCCCGGCGCCGGGGACTGATCGAGTAGCTGCATGGACGCGTCCTGCTGGCCGGCGACCGTGTACACCGATGCGGATACGCTGGTATCGGTCATGTCGGTGCTGGTCACCGGGGCACCATCGGCGGTCTGCGCGGCGGTTGACGTGCCGGTGGCGACCTTCGGCAGGTTAACGGAGTCGGTGCCGCCCGGAAGTGCCATGTTGCGTACGGCGTTGGCGATCGGCCGGCCGAACCGCGGAAGGTCGATGTACTGGTCGATCAGCCACAGCGGCGGCACGAAGTAGCCGCCCTGGCCGTCTGTCCGGTTCGGGTTGACCCGCTTTTCGAACACACGGCTGCGCTGCTCCTCGTGCCAGCGCTCGGCCGTGCCCATCCCGTCCATCTCCCGCTGGGCGCGCTCCTCGCGGCGCCGCTCCCGGGCGGGCAGTTCGACCCGTAGTTCGGCGGCGTGCCGCTGCAGGCGTGCCGCAGCGTCGGAGTCGGCGCGCAGTTGTGCCTTGGCCAGGTCGTGGAAGTAGGAGTTTCCGGAGCCGTTGCCGTACACCTGTGGCTCGCTGGTGACCACGGCGCCGCCGGTGCGGCGTTCGCCCACCTGGCCGGACTCGGCGCGGGCGCCCGCCGCGACCTGCTCGCGGTGTTCGGTTTCCTCCGCCTCGCGGATCTGGCTATTCAGGCTGTCCTCGTCACCGTTGAGCTTGCGCAGTTCCTCGGTTCCTGCGGCGAGGCGAGCCCGCTCGTCGTCGGTCAGGTCGCGGCTTGCCGATCGGGCGCCGCTGATGACGCCGTCGAGCTCGGCACGCAGCGCGGCCCGCCGCTCACGCAGCTTGTCCAGCTGCGCGCGAAGGTACTCCAACATGGAGGCCCCTTTCGGTTCGGTTTGTTGAATGGGTCGCGCCCGCGTCGCGCGAGTGGTGCCGCCGAGTGGTGGCCTAATGTGGCTCCGGCTCGGGGTCCGGCTTGTCGTGCGGGCAGGTCAGCCGAGAAGTGCGATCTCGGCCACGTACAGCTCCAGCGCACGGCTGGGCTGAGACTGGGGTGCAAGCCGGCGGCCAAGCCGCTCATACAGCTCGCGGGCGGCGGCCTCGTCCATCTGGTCGAGGTCCTGGGCGCGCACCGCCGCGGTCGTGGCTGGGTTCGCGCCGAAGTTGACCACGGACACATCGCCGCGGTGGATGTCCACCTCGACGATGTCGCGCTGGTCGTAGTCCGGGGACCACTGGCTTTTCCCGGCCGGCACGCGGAACGCGAACGACATCTCGTCGACGTTGCCGTCGGCGAGCGCCGAGACCATGTCGCGCACGTCGGACCGGGTGGTGTTGAGGTCAGCGGCGATGTGCAGGCCGGTAGAGTCCTCCGACAGGCGCAGCGTCCCGGCTCGGGTGTAGGCCATGGACAGGCCGCCGTGGTTGAGTAGCAGCTGAACCTGAGGATTCTCCGTCAGGGTCTTAGCGAACGCGCCGCTGCGGACTACCTCGGTGTAGCTACCGAGGAAGTCGTACATCTCGTACGGAGCCTCGGTGACCGACGCGTAGCCCTCGATTCTGGCCTGCTCGGATCCAGCCGCCCGGACCTCCAGTCGTACCGGGTACGCGCGGTGCTCGGTGCCGCCGTGGGTAGCCCGTTCAGCCTTACTTCGCACTGGGGTCTCCCATCGGTTCGTTCGGGTCGGGATCGGCTGGCTGTTGAGCGGGTATCGAGACGGCCGGTTGGTCGCCCCATGGCACGGGCGTCCAGTCCTCGTCGTCGCGAACCTCGTTGATCGCCCGCGCTCCGGTGGCGAGCTGAATCTGGTAGACGCGCCACCGGTCAAGCACGGTCGGCTCCAGCAGGGCGGAGCGGTTGAGACGAGCAGATTGACCACGCGGCAGCATCGAGCTGAGCACACGTTCAACCCGGCGCATCCACTTGTTCAGCGCGTACACCAACAGGTGCTGCGAGCGGCCCTCAACGGTGGAGTAGGTCAATGATCCGCCGGATTCGTAGCCGAGGATTTCGGCCATTCCCGGGCCGAAGATCCGCGCGACCTGGGCCTGTGAGAACTTGTTGGTCTCCAGGAACTGGGACTCCTCGGGGTTGATCTGGATCGGCGTGTATTGCCAGTCCCCATCGATGACCACGGGTTCACGGCCGCGGATCGCCGCCATGAACCGCTGTTTCGCGGTCGTCGCGCCATCGGGGCCAAGGTTGCGGGACTTCGACTGCATCACCGCCGACGGGTGGGCGCCCTCGGCAAACCAGTCGAGGCCGAAGCGGGTAGCGCTGAGCGTCAGACCGAGCGTGGCGGCCTGCTGCTGCACCGGCGACAGGCCCATCAGCCGGCCCGGCACGGTGTGCACCCGGCGATGCCACATCTGCCCGGGCGGGATGTCGCCGCCGGCTACACGCCACACCGGACGGCCGCCCTCGTCGTACCAGCCGGCCACCGAGTCCGGGTGCAGCAGTTGGATCTGCGTCGGCCAGGCGCTGTCGGAGTCCCGCGACCAGCCGAGTACCCGCCCGTTGATGTTGCCGCGCAGCACCCACGACATGAGCAGCTGCGAGATCCAGTCCTCAACGCCGTACCCCTCGCCACCCGGGTCCTGCAGGTACGACGGCACCGCAAGGACCTTCCTGCTGGCCCCGGACCCGCGGAGCACGTCGATCGGCAGCTCGGACACGAGTGAACAGATCAGGTCGACGGCCGACCACATGGCCACTGTCTGCAAGCTCACCTCAGATGAGGCGGTCAGCGCGGCCAGCGAGTTACGGGCGCCGGCGGCCGGCGACACAGGCGCGGTGGACGCCCAGGACGTGATCGAGAAGCCGTTGAGGCGGCGCTCGGTCTGACGGAACCAGATCCCCATCAGACCCGCCGATCCAGGGCCCACACCACAGCCCCAGCGAAGATCACACCAAGCGGCCGATAGACCATCCACAGCCCACCGGCCACCAGCAGCGGCCCGGCCACGCCGGGCAGACTCCGGCCGACCAGCCGGACGGCCGTGCCAGCTGCGGCGGCGACCCATCCCACGGCGGCGTCCCAACGAGGACGCAGCGCAGCCGTCAGCACCGTCACCGGTTCCCCCTTCACCAGACCCCCACCGGGTCCTGCTTCTCGCTGGTGACCACATCGGCGCGGGCGTAGTACGCCCATCGGGCCTCGGTGACCGCGACCAGGCCGGTGATGTCGACCGCCCGGTCCTGCCGCGCCCACGCAACCGCATCGCCGGTGCGCCGGGTCTTCGCCGTCGCCACCGCAGCGTCGAGCTGGGCGGCCGGCACATGCCGCAGGTCGGCCTGCCGGGTCGCGTCGAGCATCTGCCCACACGCGGCGGCCATGTCGGCGCCACCAAGCACCACCAGATCGCCGCGGCGAGGCTCCTTGTCCTCGTCACGGTCCTCAGGCCGTTCGATACCCCGGGCCCGCAGGTCCTCCCTCACAGAGGCATGGGTCCCTCGGGCCATTCCGACCGCGACCGGGTCAAGCACCGACCGGAACTCGGCGATCTTGTCGACGAGCCCGGCAACCGGACCGTAGTAGACCAGCTGCAGATGCCCGAGGCCGTCAACGCGATGCCCGTACAGCCCGATCGCCGCCCAGTCCCGCTCCGGGGCGATGTCGACCGCGATGGCCACGTCACCGTCACGCCGCGACTCCGGGTCGGCCAGCTGCTGCCAGGTCGCCTGCTCGATCGCCGCGCCGGTCTCCAGCTCTGAATACACGCCCAGGCGTTCGCGCAGAAACTGCTCGACACCGGTAGCACGGACCTCGCGCAGAATCGACGCCTCGAAGATCCTGGTCTTGAACGCGCGGTTGGCCTCGGCGACGGACTCGAACAGGCTGCGGCGCAGGGCCCGGCCCTCGCCGGTGTCCTCGGCCTCGTCCGACATCGTTTTGTTGGCCTCGACCAGCTTGGACAGGTCGTCGTAGCGGCCGGACGCCGACCACTCGTAGTAGACCAGGCCGCGGGCGCCGCGCCGGCCGCGCTTACACGTCTCGCGCAGCACCTCGGAGCCAGCGAGCGGCGCGCTACTCATGTACCACACCTGTGGGTCCGCGGCGGCGCTCGTGGCGTACATGATCGCCGCCACCTGCTCGGCCGTCAACGCGAACGCCTCGTCGAGGAACAGCGGACTCACGCCAGCAAACCCCCGACCCGAACCGCCGGACCGGGCCAGGAACGCCAGGGTCTGCCCAGTCTTGAGAATGATCTCCGTCGAATGGGTCGACGACCGGATCGTGCGCACCCGCTTACGCAGGTGATCGAAGTTGTCGAAATAACCACGCATCCGCATGAAACCCTGATGCGCGGTCTTGAACTCGTGCGCCGTCCAGACAATCAGCGGCTCCTTGACCAGCAGCATCCCAGCCAGGGCCCGCACCTCAAGATCAACGCCTTTGCCGTTCTGTCGCGGCTCGATATCGACAATCTCGCTGGCGAGCCACCTACCGTCGGCACCCTGAGCGAGCCCGTCGTGGATGACCGCGGCCTGGCCCTCATCGAGCCGGACACCGACGGTGGCCGCCAGGTCGACGGCCTCCGGCCCCCAGCTACCGGCCTCCCCCTGCGGCACGGTCCGAAACCGGGGGGTCTGCGATCCGATCAACACGGCGCCGGCTGAGTACATCGATCGGGTCAGCCTCCTCCGGCACCGCGTCGGCCATCGTGCGCAGATCAGCCAGGGCGGCCCGGATCTCCTTCGACACCGAGGCCGCGTCCCGGGCGCCGCATCCCTCGTCCAGGACGCCGGCCAGCCGGCGGGCGACCGCGGCCATGGCGCTGTCCCGCACCGCCGGCGGCATCTCGCCTAGGTCCGCCTCAAGGGCATCACGAACACTCATCGTCACCCCTCACCCTGAGTCGCCAGTCACTGTGAGTTACAGGCGGCTTGGGCTTATTTACGCCCGCACACAAATGAGGAACAGGGCGGCGGGTGTTCCGCTTGCCCCTGCTCAAAAAATCTTGGCTTGCAAACCTATGACCTGCTCAAATGCAGCTCGGGTCAATGCTAAGTGGTTGTCTCTCAACCACTGGCCTTCTTCGGTTGCGCTCCTGGTTGCAGCATCGCGCACGCCCTGTAGTGGGACTCACGCAGACTGGACACGGGCTGTTACTGCCGTGCGATGGGCGAAGATTGGCCACATCATACGGTGACCCTCCGTCGCTTAGCCTGGTTATGTGGTCTACCTCGTGGGCCTCTGGGTGTCCGCACCAGTGACAGTCGGTGCCCCATGCCCGGAAGGTTGCTATGCGCGCACGCTGCCATGGCCGGCGTGATTGACGTGGGTCCACCATGAGCTACCTCCGTGGTACCGGGCACGCGCCGCAGAAGCAGAAGGTCATCGCACGTAGCTGAGACCGTCAAAGCTGAGGGAGAACGCGCCGGACTGGGTGCGGCGTACCACGATGTCACCGGTAGTCATGATCTCGCAGGGGGCGGCGATACCGCCGGTGGTGGGCACCGACAGCAGCTGACTGTGGGTGGGTGCGTGGCCGGTGGGCAGGGCCGCCACGACATGTCCCGAGCTGGTGCCGGTGGTGACGGCGCTCCTGCCCCGTAGCCAGGTCCGGTCGTCGCTTTCCTGGCGCACGGCCAGGGGCGCGACGCCGGTACTGGTGTCCTCGGCGTACCGGCCGGTCGTGTCGGGGTCGACGGCGGTGATGGCCTGCCACGCGTACAGGCTGGTTTGGATCCGCCCGTCCTGGTCGATACCGCCGGTGGTGACACGCCGGGCTTTGGGCACACTCCGCCTATGCGGTGAATGTGTGATGACCATGATGGCGTGGTCAGGCGGCTTGCGTCAACTCGCCTTGCTGGCCGCGTGTTGGCCCGCCGCGACCCTCGACGGTGAGGCGGGTGTCCCGCTCGATAGTCGACAGTTCCTGGTGGTCGTACCAGGTGGTGCCGCGTGCTCGTCCGGGCACGTGCCAGGTGGTGACCCGCCCGTGTAGCGGGTCGTTGGGGTCGCGGGAGCGGCGGGCCCAGTCACGCACGCGGGCGGCGGTGATGTCGGGGCCGAGGGCGTGGGCGATCTGCGCGGCGGTGCCGTAGCGGTCACGGGTGAGTGGGGTGTCGCCGGGGCAGCGGCCGG